AGGGTTTGTAAAATGGATTTCTGAAATATATGATATTCCTATTCAAATTATATCGTGTTGACAAAATCTGTTGTTACTTTTAAACCTCTTTCTAACGAAGTAAATTCAAAATCCTTAAAATATTTGTCAAAAACCTTTAAATTTGGTTTCATAATATTGTTTTCATGTAATACATTATCATTTTTAAACAAAATATTTTTTTTATAATTAAACAAGTTTGCTATTCTATTTGTTAAATTATCTAGGGTAACTATACCATCTTTATTAAATACAATAATAGTTCCTTTTATATTTTCTGTTGAAATACATACTTCTACTATTTTTGAAATATCATCAACAAAAACTAAGTTTACAAGTGTATTTTTATTAGAGTTAACAATCATATCAGTATTATTATCCATATTTTTTTTTATATTTGCAATCATTGATGGTACAATTCTAGCATTTATAGAAAAGTCATCATATTGACCAAATATATTTGTCATTAATAAACAAATAATGTCTATTTTATATTCATTCATAAATAATTTTATTTGTGCATCTAATACCTTTTTTGATGTCAAATATCCAATATTATAATTAATATTACACATTTGTATATCAGTTTCATCATAGTTTTCATGAATATCATCACCAAATAATCTATAAGAAGAAAATACAATTATTTTTTTTATATTTAGATTCTTACATGAGTTCAAAATATTTGCATTCAAAATTATATTTTCATTTAAAATATCATAATCATGTAACTTGTTATTTTTGACAGAACTTCCAACTACTCCGCAACAGTTAATTACAATTTCAGGATCAATTTCTTTTATAGCTATTTTTAATAGCTCTTCATTTTTGAAATTTACATCTTTTCTATCAATACAAAAAATGGTATAGTTACCTTCTAAATATTTTTTTATATTTTTACCAATAAAACTAGTAGATGCTAAAATTAATATTTTTTTTTCCATACTATTAGTATATGTTTGAAGTTATTGAATTAAACGAATCTAAGAATATTGCAAAGTCATTAAATGTTATAATTTATGGTACTATTAGAGATATTGAAGAACATTTTATTAAGTCATTTACAAATATAGATTTATTATCTACATTTTTTAACAATGTATACATAATTATTTTTGAAAATGATTCTTTAGACAACACTAGAAACTTATTAACTAGTTGGGCATCATGCAGTAATGTTAATATTATTAAACATTTAATACTAGATAATAATTTAAATAGCCGTTTTCCACAAAGAGCACACAGACTAGCTTATTGTAGAAATCAAATATTAAATTATATATTTGATAATAAATTAGATAATCAGTATCAATACGCAATACATTGTGACTTAGATGATAGATTTTGGTCTATAGATTATGACTCTATATTTAATTGTTTTCAGTATGATTTAAATAGTTGGGATGCTATGTTTCCAGTAAATACTAATTTATCTTATTATGATTACTGGGCTTTAAGATGTGACCAAACATGGTTTAATAAAAACATTTTTTGTTGTGAAATAGAAAATAATGATAAATGTATAGAATTTGAAAATCATGTTCAAGAATTATTTGAATTTTTAAGAATGAATAAAAATTGTTTAATAAGTGTAAGGTCGGCATTTAATGGTATTGGTATATACAAACTAAAATCACTCAACAACTGTAGATATAATGCTGGTTATTATTGTAATACTTGTAGAGGACAAAATATAGGATGTTTTGAAGATAATGATCATATTGGACTACATAGATCTATGTTGACTAATAATTGTAATTTATTTATTAATACAAAAATGGTTTTAGAAAATAAAAATAAAGAATATATTAACTATTCAAAATTTATAATAAATCTTGAAAAAATAACTAATATTAAAAGGGATCCGTTTAAATATGTATTGTATACAAAAATAGTAGAACAAAACGGATTATGGTTAAATTTTGCTAATAAACTAGGTAATTTTGAAAATACAATAAGTAATTTTACAACAAATAATATTACAACTTTTTGTATTAATGATAATGACTCATATTCAAATAATTTGATTAATAGTAATGTTATCAAATATACAGGTAATATTTCTAAAAATATAAACAATTTTATTATAAATAATAATGATTCATTAATTTCATTTATCCACATCGATTTTAATAATTATCATGAAACTAAAAATGTATTTGAAAAATTATATAAAAAAATAAAAAATGGTTGTATTATTGTTATTAATAAATTTATAAACTTTAATGAATATTTAATGAATGATTTACATGCTTTTTATGAATTTACACAAAAATATAGTATTAACTTTGAATACATTGGAATAAATGGTTCTTTTTTAGTAAATCCTAATAATGGCGTATATAATACAAACGTTGCTATTAAAATAATAGATAATCCATTTATATCAAAAATAGAAATAACAAGTGATTTTTTCAAACATGAAGATATTTATATTCAATTTGATTGGAATAAATATACTGAAATGAATATTGACATAAATCATATTACTTGTAAAGAAGATGCATGGGAACATTGGTTAAATCATGGTAAAAATGAAGGGAGACAATATTTTTCAAAAAATACATCAAATAATGATGTTATACCAAATGTTGATAATGTAATAGAAACTGAAAAAAATATATTTGACTGGACTGTATATATTGAATTAAATGATGACTTGAAACATATAAGTAATAAAGAAGAAGCGTGGAATCATTGGATAAATCATGGTAAAAATGAACAGAGACCTTGCTCTATAAAAGAAAATAATAAAAATACTTTTGACTGGAAAAAATACATATCTAATAATGATGATTTACAACATATAAATAATAAAGAAGAAGCGTGGAATCATTGGATTAATTATGGTAAAAATGAAGGTAGACCTTTTTATTTAAAAAAAAAATATATTAGTAAGAAAAATTTTGATTGGAAATCCTATATTGAAAATAATACAGATTTAAGTCATATAGTTAGTCAAGAAGAAGCATGGGAACATTGGATTAATTACGGTAAAAAAGAAGGTAGAAATATAATAAATAAAAATTTTATAAAATTTTCTAACTTTGATTGGAGATACTATATTGAAAATAATGAAGATCTAAAACATTTTAAAACAAAGGAAGAAGCGTGGGATCACTGGTTTAACTATGGTAAACATGAAAACAGACTATTTAAAAAAAAATTAAAAAAAATACAATTCTTATTTTAAACTTAGTTTAGTTTTAACTTAAATAATATATATTATTATATATTTATATAATATGGAGTGGAATACATTTGAAACTAACTTATTAAGCGAACATATACATACATTGAATAATAACAGTGAAAAAAATATTGTATTATTTGGATCTTGCCATATGGCAACAATTGGATACATGTTAAATAAACTTTTAAATTATGAATATAATATTCATATTATAATTTCATGGTTTTTTCAAAATAAAGGTATTGAACATTTTGATATGAATAATATAAATAATAGAATAACTAATCTTGTTTCAAATTGCGATATTTTTATTTATCATTCTCATATTAATGACTACCATGTAAATGCAAGTAATCTACATTTATTAGTAAATCAACAATGTGTAAAACTTATTGTACCTAACTATAGATTAGATTATACAAATAATGATACAACACAATTTAATGAATCTTTAAAAATATTAAAATATCATATTTCAAGTAGCAGTTTTTCTGACTTTGATTTTATAACCAACAATTATACAGATGTTATGTTTTTTAATACTACAAATCATCCAACACACTATCTATTATTTTTGCAAAGTGAATATATAGTAAATAAAATATTAAAAAGTGGAGAAACTATTTCTATTGGAAATTATTTTGATGAAAAAAATCGTGAATATTTTAAAGATTTTAAATATGTAACTTTGCCAGGTAAAGAATGTATAAATGATGAAATAACTGCAATTACTGGTATTAAAAAGGACGCGAACTATTTTGATTAACTTAGATTATTTTATACAAATAATATAAATTTTAAAATGTACTTAAAGAAGTGCATTTTCAAAAATATATATGATAAGTTTAGAAATATAATATTTTATAATATTATATGTCTGGCAACAAAATTTTAATTACAGGTGTAACTGGTCAAGATGGCTCAAATATGGTGCGTTATTTACTCAAGAACACAGATCTAATTATTTATGGTGGTATACGCAGATTATCTGTTAAAAATCATGAAAATATTGATGACATAAAAGATAAACGTTTTATTCTAGTTAACTTAGATATTTCTGATCAACAATCAATTATTAATATGGTTAAAAAAATTAAACCAGATTATGTTGTGAATTTCGCAGCTCAAAGTTTTGTAGGTGAATCATGGAATACGCCTGTTCATACATTTACCACAAACACTTTACCTATTATTTATTTTCTAGAAGCTATTCGTGAGTATGTACCAAAATGTCATTTTTACTCCGCTGGTTCTAGTGAAGAAATGGGTGATGTTGATTATTCACCACAAGATCTGAAACATCCTATGAAACCTAGAAGCCCTTATGGTGCTAGTAAATGTGCTGCTAGGCACTTAGTTAAAGTTTATCGTGAAAGTTATGACTTATATGCTATTCATTGTATTCTTTTTAATCATGAAGGTTCAAAAAGAGGAAAAGAATTTGTAACTCGTAAAATTACTTCAAATATTGCTAGAATTAAAAAAGAAATTCAAAATAATCAACAAGTTGAACCTTTTGAATTAGGTAATATTTATGCTATACGTGACTGGAGTGATTCTGAAGATTTTGTTGAAGCTGTTTGGATTATGTTAAATCAAGAAAAACCTAGAGAATATGTGCTAAGTTCAAACGAAATTCATACAGTGAAAGAATTTATTGATTTATCTTGTCAATATGCTGGTCTAGATGTAGAATGGAAAATAGATGAAGTTAACCCTTTGAATACTACTCTAGTATGCAAAGACCAAGTTATATTGAAAATTAATGAAGATTTGTATAGACCTGCAGAAGTAGAGTTACTATACGGAGACTCAACAGAATCTAGAATTTCACTTAACTGGACACCAAAAACTTCTTTTAACGATCTTGTCAGGAAGATGGTTGAGAATGATATTCAATTACTAAAATAAATTTTTTATATAATAAAGAATAATATTTATTTTTTATTATACTATATTATATTATGTCTAATATACCAAATGATTTTAACTGGAATGAGTATCTTCGTTTAAATCCAGATTTAAATCAAAATTCTAGTCAAGAAGATACAATTAATCATTATATAAACCATGGTTCAAAAGAAAATAGATCATATAAAACTGATATACCAAATGATTTTAACTGGAAAACTTATCTTAAATTAAATAGAGATTTAAATCAAAATTCTAGTGAAGAAGATACAATTTATCATTATATAAACAATGGTTCAAAAGAAAATAGAAAATACAAAGTTGAATTACCAAATGATTTTAGCTGGAAAACATATGTTAAAATTAATGAAGACTTTCCAAAAGATTGGAGTGAAGAAGAAGTAATATATCATTATAAAAACTATGGGTTTTTTGAAGGCAGAAGTTATATGCATAATGTTAATCTCAATATAGTAGACTATACAAATTCAAAAACTGATTCATTTATACATTGTAACGAAATTACAAATTCTAAAAATTT